GGTGCCAGCCGACAGGGTCGCCGAGGTGGCGCTGTTGTAGGCGGTCAGCACGTCGACATAGATGTCGACGATCTGCGAGTTGGCAGGCAGCGCGAAGGTCAGGTTCTGCACGAGGGTGGCGTCGAAGGTGAGCAGGCCGGTCTGCGACTGCAGAACGTAGCCGGTATCGGTGCCGTTGTTGTCAAGGCCGGTGCCGAGTTCCAGCGGGCCAGTCAGATAAGTTGCCATTGGGTGTACCTCTTGAGGATTGTGCTATAGCGCGGGCGATCATAGCACAAGAGGAAAGCGACTGCTAGAGGCTTGACAACGTGCAAGCGATGCTGGTACATCTGCGGTGACGGCCACGCGACGCTCCACTAAGGCGACGCGGGTAATAGGTCTGCCCCCGTCAAGACCGGCTGTCACTTTCTCCACACCCAGCGCTTCTTGCCGCAGTCGAACAGCCTCATGCCGCCCAGCAGGTAGGTCATGCCGCGCTCGCTACGCGGATCGGTCGCCGGATCGAACGTCTCGCTCGATCCCAGCTTACGGATGAGCGCCGGTATCTTGCTGCGCTGCCACGACGCCTTCGGCATCAACCCAAGTTTGGGGTGGAAGACTTGGTACTCCGGTCGGACCAACCCCTCCAACACAAAGCCCAACCGCTCGTACATACCGCCAGTGAAGTACCGGTTGTCGGAGAACGACTTGACCGCGTCGGGCTGGTACTCCGCCACAAAGGCCGCGAACAGCCGAGATGCGCCGCCAACGACGCGCACGCGGGTGGCGTAGCGCGTCAGCGTCCACATCCGGTCGGCGTAGGCGCCTCGGTCGTTGGCCCCCATCACGAACCGCATACACGCCACCAACTTGGTGCCGTGGTACAGGCCGTAGTGCGTTCCATAGCCCGCGCCGCCCTGCGGGTGGTACTTCTCGAAGAACGCGGCCGCCTCGTTCGCGCCGACCCTGCGCAAATCGCACTTGCGCGCCATCAGCGACCCGCGCATCTTACCCAGCGCACCACGGATCAGACGCTTGATCTGCAGTTGCCGCTCACGCCACTCGCTCTCGTAGATCGTCAGCAGCTGCAGGCCCTGATCCGCGCAAGCCTTGTGCTTGTCGGCGTGGCGATTGCCATTCTTCCGCTCATCTTCAATCGAAGACGCGGCGTGCCAGTATTCGCCGCAGTACTCCACGGCCAGCCCTGCGCTAGGCACGACGATGTCGATCTCCTTCGGCGCGATGATCTTGCGATCACGGCTCTTGGCGTCGGCGAAGATGCTGATGAAGTCGTGGATTTCCTGCTCTCCGCGTGATCGGTGGTTGGAACAACTCGGGCAGCCGTGGGCGCGGTGGATGTGCTGGTGGGGTTTCTGAGTAAAAGGGCCGTGCTGCGGGCATATGATGGTGATCTTGGTGTTGCGCCCGGCGTACTCCACGGCGGAGTAGTCGTACTGGCCACCGTGCGTGGCGCGGGCGTCCTCCTCAAACCGCTCGCGGAAGGCGGCCAGTTTGGTGTCAGCAGTCTTGCGAGCGGCGGCATACGGGTCTTTACGGTGCCCCCGCGCAGCCGCGCCGCACGTAGGGCAGCCTCGGCCCTTCAAGTGATTGGCTGGCGTGGTCTCAAAATCGCCGTGTACGGGGCACCCAACGGTGAACTTGGTGATGAGGTTCTTGTAGACCGCCTTGTCGTAAGAGTAGTAGCTGCCGTGGATTTCCCGCAACCGTCGGATGATGTCATCCTGCGGGCTGCGCTGCTTGGCGCGGCGCACGGCGTCCCCACACGCAGGGCAGCCCGAAGCGTTCTTGCGCAGTTGGGCGGAATACTGCTTGAACTCGCCGTGGTCGCGGCAGATGATGCCGGTGATCGGCTTGAGGGCGTCGCGATAGACAGCGTTGCTGAAGTCGTAGCGCCCCAAGACTTCCGCGGGGAACTTGGCGAGGACGTCGGACAGGGATAGCGGCACAGGCGGCTCCGAGCAGTTGGTGTTGGAGCCTTAAACCACAGCCGGACACTGTTGTAAAACGAAAAGGGTGCGCCACGCAGGCCTATCCGCGAGGCCGTCAGCCCAAAGAAAAAGGCCCCACCGCTTTCGCGGCAGGGCCAGTTTCGGACATCTAAGCTGTTGTTTTTACAGCTTAAACGCCAGCGGTACCAAAAACGCCGCGCGGGTCGGTCCAACCGAACGCGTAGCGCTCAGTAGCCTTATAGCGCATCGAATCTGTCTCGAAGTCACCCTCCATCGACTTCTCGAGGCCGCGGCGCATGGCGAGCTTGAGGCCCTCCGGTGCGTCGGTCTCGATCCACCAAGCGGTGGTCGAAGTGATACGCGACAGGTTGGCCTGACCGTCCGACAGCATGCCCATCGACTTGACGGGGTTGATGTCGTTGTTGGCCGTGCCGGCGCGCAGGGCCGACTTCAGCAGCACTTCAGCTTGGAACACGTTCGACGGACCCGAAACAATCTTCTTCGGGGTCAGGCGAATGCGCTTGCCGCTGTTGTCCACCGCGTTCCTGATCTGGATCAGCATCTGCTCCAGCGAGGTCTGCGACAGGTTGGCTGCGGTCGTCAGCTGGTTGCTGAAGGTGCCGCCGGAGATCGGGTGGCTGGCCGAAACCAGCGACACGCCGTCGCCACCAACATACGAGCCGTTGAAGGCACGGTTCAGGATGTTCGCACCAAGGGTTTCCTTGGTCTCGATCAGCGACTGCGCCAAGTGACGGGCGTAGGTCTGACCGATGCGAATGTGGTCGCCGTCTTCGACCAGCACCTTGGTCAGAGCGAATGCCAGACCATAGACGCGGTAGACGTAGCGCTGAATGAACAGCACGCCGCCCGACTGGTAGGTGACCGGCATGCCGTCAGGCAGTTCCGGTGCGGCGCCGAAGCCGTAGAGCACAGGCTCTTCGTGGTAGTTACGGGCGATGCCCTTGAACTCCTTGAAGACCTGCGACCATTCGTCGGCGCGCTGGTCGTAGATGCCGTTGAACTCTTCGTTCAGGATCGGCTCGACGATGGAGCGGAAGTCAGTACTCCGCATGGGGGTAGCCATGTGTCAGCCCTCCTTAGTAGGCAGCTACGTCAGCGACGTTCTGGTGTTCGCTGATCTGGACCTGAGCGATCACATAAGTGTCGCCGAAGGCGTTGTCGGGACCGGGCGTGATGCCGATCAGTCGGAACGCAGCGTTGGAAGCGGCCGAGGCCACATCCAGCATCTGGGTCGACAGACCGGTGGTCGTGCTGCCCGAGGCGGCGGTGAAGTCGTACTGCTTGCCGATGTCAGCCGCGGTGATGGCGGCATTGGTCTGAATTTCGTACACGATGGACGGGTCCAGCGTGACGTAGCAGACGATGTCGGTGCCAGAAGTCGAGGCGGTCCACTTGTTGGACACGCGACGACGACCGTCAGTGTCCGTGTACTCGACACCCATGAAGGTGCCGATGAAACGGTCATTGACGGCAGCGGCTGCGATGGTGCCTTCGCCGGTGGACGAGGGCACGATCTTGACCGGCTGGAACTGGAGGATACCGGTCGCGTAGCCCGACGTAATCGTGTAGGCGGTGGGACGAAGCACACCGCTTGGCGAATAGGCCGGACGCAGACCGAAAGGCTGCGAAGTGGAAGACATGAGTTGTTACCTCACAAAAGGTTGCGTGTACCCGTTCACCACTCCTGTGGTGCTCGGGCGTGATGACGCAAGTCCTCCATGCCGTCTCCTTCGACCATCTTGCTACCGGCTCGCTCGGCCTGTTCGCGCATCATCTGCGCGACCTCTTCGAGCTTGTTTTCCTCGCGGAGCGGAGCGTCGTGGTGAGCTTCCTTCATGAACGCCTGATAGAGGCTCATGGGCAGCTTAAACGCGAGCATCTCGTTGACACCGATGAAACCCGACCATTCGCCGGTCTTGATCGATGCGTACTCCATCCCCGGAATTTCCTCGGGCTTCACAGGCTCGTAGCCGAGCTGCATACGCCGGTGGATCGGATCGCGGGGGTTCGTGGTGGTGAGCCAGCACAGATGATAGCCCGGTATTTCCGGCAGATCAGGAAGTGCGTCGTTGAACAGTTGCTGGCGAAACATCTCCAGCCGGTCGTCATCGGTGACCTCGCGGCGCTCAGTGACCGAACGGTCTTCGGCGCGGCGCGATCCACGGCTACCAGCAGTGGTCGGTTCCTTCTTCAGGCGGTCGTCTTCAATATTCATGTTGTCTCACTCCTAATCAGCGAGCCGAACTGTCATAATCGCGATACGCCTTGAGATAGCGTTGGCGTGCTGCGGGGTCATCCCACACGCCGGCGTCGATCATAGCCTGTTTGCGCTCAGGTGTCACGTAGATTTCTTTCTTGGTGCTTGCGGGGGCGTGCTCGCGCGTGCCTCCGGTCGGCGGCGGCGTCTTCTTGGGTCGAGCTTCGGCCGCCGCTGCGGGCGCTTTGCCCTTCGTCGGGGTGCCGAAGGCATCGGCCACACGAGCGGTCAGCTCTTCCCAGTATTCGCGGGTCGCGGGGTTGTAGCCCTCGCCCGCCAACTCGTTGTCGATGGCCTTGGTCAGGGCGCTGTCGCGGTCGCGGCCCGACGGGTCGTACCAAGGGTTGGCCTCGATCCACTGCTTGGCGTAGTTGGCGACTTCCGGCGCCACCTGCGGCCTGCTGGTCTTGGCTTGGTCGAACTGCTGCTTGGCGGCGGCCAGTTCGCGGGCGTGCTCGATGGCGGCGTCGCGGATGCGCATCGCCTGCACGACGTCATTGCCGTTGCCAGCCGCGGTCGCCTTGGCGATGACCTGCTCGGCCATGTCGACCTCGCGCTGGGCGTTGGCCAGCTGCTGGGCGACCGTCTGCTCGCTGGACGACACGAAGTGGGCGTCGTGCTGCGCGGTGCGGCGCTCAAGTTCGAGTACCTTCTGGCGCAGCATGTTCAGCTCACGCTCGGCCCGCTCCTTGGCACGCTTCTGCACCTCGCGACGCTTCTGGCGCCGCTTGCGGTTGGCAGAAATCTCGTCGTCGTGATCTTCCTCGCTGTCGCCGAGACGCTCGTCGGAGGTATCCTCCTCGTCAGTATCGTCGTCTTCGGCTTCAGCGTCTTCAAGCTCGACCGGCTTGGCCTCTTCGGGCGGGGTCTCGACGGGGATCAGATCGTCGTCGGTCTCGGTGATCGTGTCGGTGGTCTTGTCAGTCATTGCTCGTCTCCGTCACTTCAACCCAGTCCTCGGCAAGCACGTCGGTCTGACTGGCAAGCCACGGGACGACCGTGTCCTGCGCGGTCTTCATGTCGATGTGGGCGTGGTAGTTGATCACAGTGCCCTCGGGATAGATACCAAGCAGCGGCGCGCGGTTGACCGTGAAGGTCGATCCCGGCACGAGAAAGAGGAACATCCCCTTCCCGTTCCATCCCTCGCGGGCCACTCGCTTGCCTGCCTTCAGCGCGGACAGGGCTTCACCAAATGTCATACTCATAACCGGCTCCTAATAGCCTTATCGATCAAATGAACGCCTTCACGGCGAGGGGGTCGCCGGTCACACGTCCGATCAGATCGAGGTCGTTGAAAATCACGACGAGGGCTTCCTCGCCGTCTTCGGTCTTCACGCTCCAGCGGTCGCCGCCGTACTTGGGGACGCGCACGAAGTCGCCGGCCTTGCACCAGCTACCCTCGGGCCACGTCTCCTGCGTATTGCGGTTCTTGAACGCCAAGCTGCCCACCGACAGAACTTTGGCCACTTGCGTGTTCCAATGCTCAGTCTCGCGCGCCTCTGAGGTGAGAATGATCCCACCCTTCGTCTTGGTCTTGGGGGTCCGCACCTGCACCAGTACGCGGCTGCCGAAAGGCTCCACGCCGGGGTCACAGGGCGGAAACGCCTCGTCGATGTCAGCGTAGCTGAACTCGACCTTGTTGGCCAATTCCTGCATTCTTGCGCTCCATAGTCATCAGAGGAACTGTCCCCGTTCCTCTTGGTCTGCGACGAGGGCGAGCAGTGCCGCCTTCGCCATATCCAGTCCCGCGTACATCCCGACGACCCGTCCGTACTCGAACGCGTCGCGGGAGGCGGGCTGCTTCAGCGCTTCGGTAGCAAGGCGAACTTGCTCTGTCTCCAAGCGCTGGAGCAGGGTCTCGATCCTCACGGACGAGCGGTGGGCTTGCCCGAACCGCCTGCCTTCGGCTTCTGGCCCATAGCCATCAGCTTGTGCATATTGGTGTTCTCCGCAGTGGTGGACACGCCACCCTTGCCGGAAATCTTGGCATCATTCTTGCTCATGGTCAATCGTCCTTGTTAAAAGCGCTTGTGGCGCACTCAGCCGCCTCGTCAAGTGCGTAGCCCGCTATCCGCGCCCAAGCAGCCTGCCTGCTCTTGCCCGCCGCTTCTGCGGTGATAGCCAATTCGCGTATCATCCGGCGGGCACCGGTCAGCTCCGTATCGAACCGCTCGGCGTCGGTGATCGCGTCTTCGAATATTAATTCTCCGTACATATCAGTCGCTCCTTACTGATCCATCGGGTTGGGGTTGATCCCCGTCCCATTCTCCAAGGCCAGCCGGTCATTGCTGGCGATCTCCGCCGCCGCCAACTGCATGGCGGTGGCGTTGTCTTGCGTGTTGATCGTGATCTTCGCCTCCAGCTCGGCGGCCTTGCGGGCGTCCTCGCGGGCCTGCTTCTCGCGTTCGAGCTGCAGCTTCTGCGCCTCGATCTGCACGCGGGCCTGCAGGTCCATCTGCTGGAGCTGCGCATCCGTCTGCTGGTCCTGCGCCTGCAGCTGCAGCTTCTGGCCGTCAATCTGGGCCTTCTGCTGGGCAGTCTGCTGGGCGATCTGCAGCTTCTGCCCCTCAATCGCCAGCTTGGGGTCTTGCTGCTGTTGCGGCTGCATCTGCTGGAGCATCTGCTGGGCCTGCTGGATGACCGGCGGCAGCGCCTGCAGCAGCTGCACGTTCTGCGACCCGTTCAGCGCGGCGACGCTCGCCACAGCCAGCATACGGTCGAGAGCCTGCTTCTCCTCCTCGGTCGCGTCCTCGTCCTCACGCATCTCGCGCAGCATATCGCCAATGTCGCGACCGGTCGCTTCCGACGCGATGTCGAACACCGCCGCGGCGTACCACATCACCAAGTGCTCCTTGATGTGGTTCAAAATGGCCGGCAGGAAGGCTGGAGCCACCAGCGGATTGGCGCCGAACAGCGGGCTGGTCATGTAGGCCAAGTGCGTCTGCAAATGCGCCAAGTGGTCTTGCTCGGGGAAGGCGGTGACCGGTCGGCCGAGCGACGCGGTGACATTCTCGTTGACGGCGTTCTGCTCTTGCGGCGTCAGTGCCGGAGCGAGCAAATCCTTCGCGTTGGGTATCTTCAGCGTCTGAAGAACCTGCTCCTCGACCTTGCGCAGGTCGTACAGCTGCGGCATCGCCTGCGCCCGCTGGGCGACAGCCTGCATCTGGGCGTAGCGCTGGGTCTCGGAGAAGATGTTCGGGTCGCTGACGGGCACGACGTCGAGCGGGCCGTTGAAATCCTCGCGCGACGCCAGCTCCTCGCCGGCCTCGCGCTCGAGCATCTCGTCGTCGAGATACATCGCGTTGAGGCGGTGGAGGATGCGCAGCATCCGCGCCATTGCGTCGTGTAGCCGTCCGTGGATGGACGAGAACACGGTCATGCCCTGCTCGATCTTGGCGAGCGTGGTGCCGACCGGTGCGTTGGCGTTGCCGTCGGCGATGTCTTCCATCGACGTCCGCACGACGCCCTTGCCCGCCTCGACCAAGAAGCCGAGCAGCGAGAAGAGGACGGCAGACGGCGGGTTGTACGGCAGCGGCATGGCCAGCTTGCGGACGTCGTCGACGTTGAGGCCGCCCTCGATCTCGACGACCTCGGTCGGCTGAATGTTGAGCGACTGGCCGCCCGATGTGCCGCCCTTCAGTTTCAGCATCGTCTGCGAATTGCTGATGTGAGCAGCATCGAGCAGCGCGCGCAGCGCGCCGGTCGCTGCGCCGCTGAGGCCACCAATCATGTGCGGCAGGCCAATGGGGTAGGCGCCGCGCCACGGGATGAAGGGGAACTCGACGAACCAGTGCTGCTCTTCGCGGCTCTCGTCGTCTTCGTCCCAGTTGCGGTAGATCGACAGCACCTTGCCAGACGGCTTGTCGATGCTGATGATGTACGGTGCGTGGCCGACGCCCTCTTCGATGTCGGCGATGGCGTAAATTTCAAAGACGATCCGCAGGCCGTCCTCATTGTAGGACTGGCTCTCGCGGCCCTCGATCTTGTCGTTGGCCTGCCCGGCGACGGACTGCTCCGGCTCAAGGCCTGCTGGGGCCAACTCAACGTCGCGGTACATCCCATCTTTAACGCGCTGCTGGAAGTCGAGCTGCGTCAGATACTGGACGTGGGTCTTGCGCTGGGCGGTGTAGAAGTTGGTCGCCGCATAGGGCAGGTACATATCGTCAATCGCCACGAACAGGAAGCCGGGCCGGTTGCGCTTGGTGTTCCACTGCACCTTGAGGTACTGGGCGCCGCCAAGCGGCACCTGCGTCATAAGCTGTTCGAGTTCAGACCGCAGCTCTGGCGCCTGCACGGTCATCTGCCAGTTGAGGAGGTTCGTCTTGCGCTTGGCCTTGCGCAACTTGGCCACGGTCACCTTGCCCGGCACGTAGTCTTTGGCAGGCCCTTCGGGCGGGAAGAGTTCCTTCATCGCCCGCGCCGCGAAGTCGACGCAGGCCTCGGTCAGCATCGGGTGGACGACCTTCGAGGCGCCTTGGAACGACGCGCCGCCCGGCGCATCGTCGCCCAGACCGGTGCGCCGCAGGCCCTCTTCGTACTGCTCGTCGCGCTTGCTGCGGGCGTCCTTGTCCTTGCTGATCAGATCGAGAAACTGGGTGGCGATGGCCGCCAGCTCGGGATCGCTCAGCTCCTCTGCGAGGTTGGCCAAGTGCTCGGCGCTGGGGCCGATGTCCTCTTCCTCGTCGTCAAGGGTCACGAAGGCGCCGCCGTCGGGCGTATCCTCGACGGTGTCGTCGGTCTCATCGACTTCGACCATCTCGCCCTCGGGCAGTTCGTCCTCGTTCATCAAACAGTCTCCGCCATTGCTGCGTGATGAGCAGCAATGAGGTTGTACGCCTCGGCAGCTTTGGAGGCCTCTGGGCATGCGCCGTACATCTCGCCAGCGACCGGCCCGCTGCGCAGGACCATGTGGCGCAGATCATGCTGCTCCACCAGCGCTACGCGCGCCATCCGCAGCGCCTCCATCATGTCCATGCTGGTCATCAAATGTCCTTACGCGGGCCTTGGCGGGAGGCAGGTTGTCGTCGGGGCCGCAGCATAGCACGGCTTGCGTCAGCGGGTCAACCGCGTCAAAGAAACTCGCCGCCGCAGTCGGGGCACGACCAGCGGGTCTCGCTGCCGTATCCCGTGCGGTGGACGTGGGGCGTCAGATATTGTCGCATACCTGCAGCGTCGCTGCAGGGGCCGCACCACGGCGTGTTGCGCAGTCGCCGGCGCTCGTGGATGCTGATGACGTCAGCGGTCACTGCGCTCGGCCCACCACTCGCGGACGCACCACACCACGAAGAAGGGCCACAGCACGACGCAGACCAGCGACGCGCTGAGCAGCGTGTGCAAGTCTTCCTCAGCTTCGGGGTAGAGCAGCAGCTCGCGCACCAATATGGCGACGCCGATGACGAAGTACGTTAGCACGCAGGTTATAACGATAGCCATAGTGGTTACTCCTGTC